CCCAACCTTGACAGTGTTAAGGCTGAGTACGAGAGCAAAATTTCTGCATTAGAAGCAAAAATTGCAGAAGAAGGTGAGAAATTTAAAGGCATCAAGACTAAACTTGATGATGTTTATAAAAAAGCAGATGACAAAAGGAAACAAGACCTCGAAGACCAAGGGCAGTGGAAAGACTTATGGGAAGAAGCCAACAAAACCGCCCAAGAAAAAGACTTACAAATAAATACTTTAAATGAAGAATTAAAGAACTTAAAAAGTTCTAATGAGACTGCAAACATTAAGACTTCAGCACTTTCAGCTATCAGTAATTCTGGTGCTGTAAATGCAGAACAAATGTTATCTCTTCTTCAAACTAAGTTAAAAAGAAACGATAGCGGTGACGTTGTTGTACTTAATGGAGGTGTTGAACAGGACTTAGGAACTTACATAGGGAACCTAAAAAATCCTGGTAGTGGATGGGAACACCACTTCAAACCTAGCTCTGCGGCAGGGATGGGTGCAAAGCCTACACCAACATCAAATGTCTCTCCAGGTATGACTAATCCGTGGAAAGAAGGTAGTATTAACATGACCCAACAAATGGTCTTAGAATCAAACGAGCCAGAACTTGCAGCAGTGCTCAAGAAGGAAGCTCAATCTGGTTAGCTCTGTGAGTTAACTACCGAGTCTGTGACTTGGACTTCGTTAAAGAATCCTCCTAATTAGAAATGGCAGCCCCGTTTCAGAATTACTCTGGCGGTGTCCTTCTTGCGGACATCGTAAAAAGAAATAATTTGTCTCGCTATGTAAGTGAGGCAATAAAAGAGCGCAGTTTATTCCTTAAAAGTGGAGCTGTAGCTCGTAACTCTTTCCTTGATGCCAAGGAAGGTGGTACACGCATCCAAGTTCCTGAGTTTAACCCTGTTTCACCAACTGAAGAGGTGATGACAGGTGCAGCTAACTGGGGAACATCAACTGCTGGTTACTTAACACCACAGAAGATCACCACAGATACACAAATTGCATCAATCTGTCACAGAGGTTTTGCCTATGCGGTAGATGACATTGCAACATTGGCTGCTGGTGAAGATCCAATGCTTCACATCCGCAATCAACTTGCAGATGCAATCAACAAGCTAAATAGCCAAAGATTGTTCTATCAATTACATGGTTTATTTGGTGGTGCGCTATCTGGTAACAAGCTTGACATCGGAAAAGCTGGTACTGGTGCTACTGCTGATAACTTCTTGACAGCTTCTACAGTTGCAAGAGCAAGAAATCTTCTTGGAGAGCGTGGCGATGAGCTAGATACGCTAATCGTTCACCCTTCTGTTGGTTTCTACCTTTATCAGACAGGACTATTAACCTTCTCAACTTCTGCACTAACTTCTGGTGGAGCTGTAACTTGGGGTGGCGGTGGTGCTGGCGTTGATGCTAAGAGCATCGGTACATTCGCTGGCATGAATGTTGTTATGGATTCTCAGGTGAACGCAGTTCAACCTGGTTCTTCTGGACATCAAATTGAGTTCTATTGTTACCTAACCAAGGGTGGAACAATCCTTGAAGGTGTTCAACAGGATCTCAGAATTGAAGCAGATCGCAACATCTTATCGAAACAGGATGTCCTTTCTGTTGACTACCACACTGCGTATCACGTTATGGGTACTAAGTGGGTAGACGCTGGTGACAACCCAACAAACTCAAACTTGGGTGCTCATGCTAAGTGGGGAGCTACATACGATATTGACCTAATTCCTTTAGTTCAATTGACAGTTAACAGTCCTCTAGACACATCTACACTTTGATCTAATATCAAGGTTGGAAGTCAAAACCCTCATCATTTATTTGGTGGGGGTTTTTTATGACGCTAGAATGTAAACAATGTTTGGTAAATAAACGTGGCAGCTACTATTCACGCCACTTTGAAAGGTGAAAGTTCTAATAGCTATGCAACTTTGGCAGAAGCTAATAGTTACTTTGAAACTTCTCCTGATGATTCAACGTGGACAAATAAATCAGACGATCAAAAAAATCGTGCATTAATTTCTGCTACTCGTTGGATCGACAGCTTGAATTTTTACGGTGACAGATGTGATGAATCACAAGCATTGAAATGGCCTAGAAATAATTTTCAAGTTGATGATGTTGAGCTTGATTGCAGTTCAATTCCAAACAAAATCAAGTATGCACAATATGAATTAGCAAGAGCGTTAGCTAATGATACGGATGCAATGACAGGAAATAGTGGCACAGAAGGCGTTGCAAAAGAAGTAGAACTTGGTGAACTAAAGGTTAAATACAACGAAGCTAGTCTTGCTACTGGCAATGTGAACAATGTTTTTGACGTTTATCCTTGGTTGCAGTCCTATCTTGGTGCTTATTGTCTTGGTGGAGCTGGCGGCTATCAAGTACGAGTGGTAAGAGGTTAATTATGGCAAAAATTGATGATGTATTTGGAAACGTACCAGCAAGCGTTCTTAATACATGGGGTCAAACATTAACTTTTGTTAAAACTACAACTCCAAGAACTTATAACCCAACAACGGGAGCTGTTACTGGCTCAGATACAAATGTCAGTGTAAAAGGAGTAATTTTAGACATTAATTCAAGTGAAGACGAAGGCTTATATCAAACAACCGACTTAAAGATTGTTATTGGAGCGAGTGAATTAGGAGATTATTACCCGACAGAAGCAGATCGTGTTCAATATGCACAAGCAGGTGCTACCAAAGAAGGAAAAATTATCAATATTCAAACAGCGAGAGGAGATAAGCCTATATTTCATACATTGATAGTGAGGCCACAGTAATGGCAACTAGAGGACAAGAACTCAAAAAAATGAGTCGTGCTTTATTAGAACAAGTAAATGAAGCAGCTAGGGAAGCGACTGTAAGGGTAATGAATGATTTAGCAGAGAAAGGGCCAGAGTGGTCTGGAGATTTTAAGAATAGTTGGATGGCTATTCCTGCTGGAAAAGGTGCTTCTGGTTCTACTGGTGGTGAATATCCTTATACGCTTGATGACGTTCCAAAATTATCAACCAACCTTGCTGAAATGAGAAGGGTTACAAAATTTAGAATTGAAAATAGACAACCTTATGCACCATACGCTTTAGATTTAGAAGAAGGTGTATTTAGAGGAGATAGAAAAGGTAATTTTCCTATCGGAAAAGTAGTAGCAAAAGGTAGCAGACCTACTCCTGGCAAAAGAGGTAATGTTAAAGGTGGAATGGGAGAAGCTACAAGTACAGCCGAAAAAGATTGGTATAGAACTTATTTAAAAGGTGGTGCAATGAAAAAAGCTATTGTTGAAGGTGTCAGAGCTGGACTTACGAAATGAATTATCAATCTATTCGAGCACAAGTAGAAAACCCATTATTAACTGCTTTTGGAGCGTTAAGTCCTGCGGTTCCTATATTTTTTGACAACATTACGGCTGCACCAGCTAACAGTACAACTGAATATGTAAGGTTAAACGTAACTTTTGGAATTACAAACGAACCTACTTTAAGTTCTAGTGTTGATAACGCTCAAGGAGCAATAATTATTAGAATTTTTACTGAAAAAGGAAAAGGGCCAGCTAGAAATCAAGTCTTAGTAAATACGGCTGTAGATGTATTAGAAACTTTAAATAATGGGACAAAAGGCACTACAGGCACTTATTTTAGAGTAGGTGTAATAGAGGGGCCAATCTTTTCTAGTACAGAAAATCCACCTATGTTTATGAGTACGATTGACACTTCGTTTGTCGCAACAGTTTTAAGTTAAGTAATAACACGCTAATCTATAGATAAATTTATCAGCAGCCTCATGGCCGTTACATGTTTATCTGGCACATCAGGTGCTCTCTATTACAAACCAGCAGGGACAACAGGAACCTTTGGTACTGGTGATGTAACCATTGGTACTGAGACAATGGTTATTGAAACTTACTTGAATCTTAAAGTTGGAGATCCAGTTAAGTTTAGTGTTGTTGATTCTTCTACAGGTGGATCAGGAACAGGAACTTTACCTGCTGGATTAAGTGCTGGTACAACTTATTACGTTATTACTTACACAGCAGCAACAGGAGCATTGATTGTATCTGCATCTGCTGGTGGTTCTGCTGTAAACCTAACTGACGTTGGAACAGCAGCAGCTCCTAATGAATTTCAAGTTGCTTACGCTGCTTTTGAATCTGTCAGCCAAGTCAGAGAATGGTCTTTTGAAATCGAAAGAGCTGAAATTGATGTAACTACTATCGGTGCTGATCCTGGTCAGTATGTTCCATTTAGAAACTACATTGCTGGTTTTGGTGATGGTTCAGGTAGTGCAACTGCTTACATGACCAATGAAGATGCAGCTTTATCTAACAGAATGATTGAAGATGTTCTTCAGCGTCAGCAAGTAGGAGCTGGATTTAAGCTTTACATTGACCGTGTTTATAGCGGTGGTTCAGTTAGTGACACTCTTAGCCGTTTTATTAGCTTTGACGCAACATTAACTTCTGCTTCTTTAGGTGTTACTCCTGATGATGCACAAGCAGTAACAGTTAACTTCCGTCCTGCTGGAGTACCAACATTCGATTTTAGTCGTTCATAATAAGAACGGAATCGGAATGTTCCAAGAACCCTGCTCTTTAGCAGGGTTTTTTATTGTTTATTACGCTAGAATAATTTCATATAATTTTTTACTATGTCAACAAGTCCTAGATCTGCAAGATCAACATTACGAGCGATAGATCGTTTAAAGAAAGCAGCAAATTTAGAAGCTACAAAAAAAGAAGTTGAACTTTCTGATGGATCTATTTTTGAGATGTGGGTCGCACCACTAACGATGGCAGAAAGAGAAAGAGCACAGAGAGGAGCTAAAAATGATGATGCAAATGAATTTGCTTTGAGACTGTTGATTTCTAAAGCACAAGACGAGAATGGAACAAGGTTATTTCAAATAGGAGAAATAGATGTTTTAAAGAATGAGGTAAAGGATGCTGATTTACAAAAGTTGATGTTGGCAGTAATAACAGATGATGAGGATGCTTTAGACCCAAAAGACTAAGTGAAGAGTTACGAAAAGATAATTTATTAATGCTTCAGTTTGGGATAGCTAAAGAGTTAGGTAAATCTTTAACTGAAATACGGCAAATGACGGTAGAGGAGATTATTGGATGGTCAGCTTATTTCCAAGTGTTAAACGAAGATCAAGAGAAAGAAATGCAAAAAGCTCGAAGACGTAGGTAATATGGAATGAGTTAGGAGAAAAAGTTGTGGCATCGGCACAGGCTCAAATAGAAATTGCCATAAAAAATGTTAGAGCGTTAGATAATTTATCTACAAAATTAAATAAGTTAATTCTAGTTAATAAAAAATTAGTCACAAGCATTAATAAGTTAGATACTACTTTTAAAAATATAAGTAAATCAGGTTTAGGTGAATTAGAAAGAGGATCAAAAAAAGCTTCTAAAGGAGTTCTTACAACAACAGATAGTATTGAAGCTTTAACAGGCAGACTTAAAGGATTAAAACGAGAAGGAGGAGTAGCTTTAGATTTAGTTGGGAATCGTTTTAAAACAATAGGAAAAGGAATTACTCTTCAACCAATAAAAGGATTAGTAGATGAAATATCTAAAGTTCCTTATGTAGTAAAAAGAAGTTTTCAAGATACTCGTACTTTTCTTGAAATTCTTAGTAAAGGAGGAAAAGATATTGTTGGATTAGTTTCAGGACTAGGAGCATTAATTGTAAATGTTAAGAATCTTGGTGTTGCAGCAAGAACAAATCTTACAAACTTAGGAACGATATTAGATAACAACGCAAATAAAGCTGAGAATTTTTTAAATAAAATGGTGTTGGGTATAAAGATGCAAAATACGGCTTTTGCATTAGCTCAAAACACTGCATTAGCCCAACAAAAAAGTTTACCTGGTTCGCTTCTTCGTAATACATTAAGAAGCCAAGCAGGTAGAGCAGGAACAGGATTTGGTGATTTTAGTCAAGGTATAGGTGAGTACAATCCTTATCAAATAGCATCACCTACACCTAGATATGGAGCAGGAAGAATTGGGCCAATACACGCTACTCAACATTCTGCTTTGCAATCAAATCCTTATATGGGGCAGTTTGATAATGCAACGCAAAAATCTATTGCTAGACATACAAAACGTCTAGCAAAAATTAGTAAACACACAGATAAAATTGCTTCTCTTCTTGCTAATCAGCAAGCAATGGCAGGTTTAAGTCAATACGGTGCTCCTATTGGGCCAGTTCCACCTACTCTTGGACAACGTGCAGGAGTAATGGCTAATAATTTAGGTTTTGGTAAAAATGCAAATCCTCAAGGAATATTTGCAAGTAGAGGAGGAATGGGTGGTCGTATGAGAGGAGGAATTAGTAGTGCAATGATTGGTGGTATGTTCCCTCTTCTCTTTGGTCAAGGAGGAGCTGCATCTCTTGGTGGTGCTGCTGGTGGTTTAGCTGGTGGTGCGTTAGGAGGAGGATTAGGATTTGGATTATCTTTATTAGGTACAGTTGTTGGTTCTAAAGTTCAAGAAGCAGCAGATTTTAGAAAAGAAATTGATAAATTAAATACTTCAATAAAAGGTACAGGTGGAACAAGTGTCTTTACTGTTGAAAAGATAAAAGAATTAGCTAAAAACTTAGGCGTTACCAAAGAAGAAGCATTACAAGCTGCTGGTTCGTTTGAACAATTTGGAGCAGCAGCAAGAGCTACTCTTTTACAAGCTTTTCCTGATGAAGAAACATTTAATTATTTTTCAAATATAAAAAATAATCAAAGTCTTTTAGAAGGGATGCTTGATATGCAAAAGAAAATAGGTTTTGAGCAAAGTCAAATAGCAATAGAAGTATTAAAAACACAAGGATTCAGGGCTGCTGAATTGTTTTTATTAGATAAAACATTACAAAAACAAAAACAAGCAAGAATTGACGCTGCTAAAGAAAAAAATAGCAAGATTGGAGGAGGTGAATTACTTGGAGATTTAGGATCAATGCTTCAGCAGATTGACGAAGCAAATATAAATAAAGAATTTGAAGATATGAAAAAAGAAGCTGAAGAATTAATCAATAAAACAAAAGAATGGAATAGGGAATTAGAAAAAGCAATGATGGTTTCGCAAATAAAAGATGAATTAATAAAATTACAAGACCCAATGTTCCAAATAGTTGAGGCTGCTAATGCAATAGGAGATGCGTTTAGCAGTTCATTTAAAGGAATTGTTAGTGGTTCGATGAGTGCTCAAGAAGCATTAGCTAATTTATTTAAGCGAACAGCAGATCATTTCTTAGATATGGCTGCACAAATACTTGCAGCACAAATAAGAGCAAAGATTGTTGGTATTTTTGCTAATTCTTTTGCAGGAGGAATGACTCAAGGTGCAAATATGCCTAGCAATCCTGTTGGAATAAGGCAAACAGGAGTAGGAGCAACAGCAAATGATTTAACAAGACATTTTGCTTCAGGAGGATATGTAA